AGAGGACATGACCCAGCTCCACTCCTGGCTCGACGCCGGCAAGATTGACCAGCTCACCCTGTGCGTCGGCGAAATTTTCCCTGGCAGTTACACCGCCGAATACCAGCAGGCCCTCGCCCTCGAAGCCGCCTACGGTACGCGCCTGATCATTGCCAAAAATCACAGCAAAGTGACCCTATGCGCCAACCACGCCGAGGACTACTACCTGACCATCGAATCAAGCGCCAACGTCAACACCAACCCGCGCGTCGAACAAACCAGCATCAACGCTGGCCGCGACCTGTACGAGTTCTATCTGGATTTTTTCCATGGCCTCCGCTCAATCGACAAGCGCGCATAAAGTCCGTCAGGCCGAACTGGCCCGCATACTGGACGTCAAGCGCCAATCCATCAACGAGCTTGTCAAACGCGGCCTGATCCCCATCGATGCTGACGGCCTTATTGATGTCGAGCTGGCCAAAGCCGCCTTGCTCGCTCGCGTTCACCCAGGATCCAAAACCGCGACCGTTGCCGCTGGCCCGCAGACATCTGCCGCCGCGCCGATTCAACCAGGGACCACCGATCAGTCAGGTGAAGAAGCCACCCCCAGCTACCACGTCGCCAAAACCCTGCGCGAAGCCGCAGAAGCCCAGATCGCCCGCCTCAAGCTCGCCGAAATGCGTGGCGAAGTCGTCAAAAAATCCGAGGTAGACCGCGCCGCTTTCGACGCCGCCCGACACTTGCGCGACGGCCTCACCAACTGCTCGCGCCGGCTGGGCGCCACCGTCGCTGTGCTCACCACCCCGGACGAATGCGCCGCTGCCATTGACCGCGAACACCGCTCGCTGCTCCAGTCCTGGGCAAAAACCATGGGCATGTCCATCCCGGCACCGCAGGATCCCGCCGCATGAGCAACATGGCCGACGGCTACGCCGCCATCATGGCTGCCGCTGCCCGTGGCTTCGAGCCGGATCCCGACATGCCCGTCGACCAGTGGGCCGACGAATACGCCTACATCCCGCAAGACTCTGGCGCCAGCGAGCACGGCAAATACCGCACCAGCCGCACCCCGCACGCGCGTTTTGTCATGCAGTGCCTCAGTGGCAACCACCCCTGCAAACGCGTCGTGGCCAAAGTCGCCAGCCAGATGCTCAAAACCCAGGTGGCACTCAACTGGTTCGGCAGCACCGTCCACCAGTCGCCGTCCAACTTCCTGTGGATCGTCCCCACCGGCACCCTGGTCAAACGCGCCAGCGCCCGCATCGACAAAACCATCAAAGCCATCGATGTCCTCGAGGAACGTGTCGCCGCCAAGCGCAGCCGCGATGCGTTGAACAACCTCACCACCAAGGAATACATCGGCGGCACCCTGCACGTGCTCACCGCGGGCGCCGCTGCCAACCTGTCCGAGGTCTCGGCGCGCTACCTGGTCTATGACGAAATCGACCGCTCCGACAGCAACGTCCAGGGCGAAGGCTCCCCAAGCGCCCTGGCCGAAGCCCGCCAGACCACCTACGAGCAAAACCGCAAAGCCTATTACCCGAGCTCACCCACCATAGAGGGCGCGTCCCCCATTGACGACCTCTACAAGCTCGGCACCCAGCGGCAAGCCCTGGCCGACTGCATCCACTGTGGCCACGCCCAGCCGCTCGACTTCTTCAAACTCATCCGCAGCGCCGACGGTACCCAGGCCCTGTACCCCTGCTGTGAATGCGGTGGCCTGCACACCGAGGCCGACAAAGAACAAATGTTCAAGCGCGGCGCGTGGTCCGATGGTGTGCCGGGCGATGGCGAAACCGAATCCTTCGCCATGTCCCAGATGTTCCTGCCCTACGGCTGGTTCCCGTGGATCGGGTTGATGAACAAATACGACCAGGCCAAAGCCCTCAAAGACCTCGGTTCAGAGCACGAGATGATCGTGTTCTACAACACCCGCCTGGCCCAATGCTGGGCACAAGAAAAAGAGCAGGCCAAGTACGACGAGCTCATGGCCCGGGCCGAACCCTACCCGCTGGGCACCGTCCCCACCCGCGCGCTGGTGCTCACCTGCGCCATCGACTGCCAGCACACCTACCTGCAATACAAGGTCATCGGCTGGGGCGAAGGCATGGAATGCTGGGTGGTCGACCGGGGCAGGGTAGAGGGCTCCCCCACAGAATCAGACACCTGGGCCAAGGTTGACGAAATCCTCACCGGCCGTTACCGCCACACCCACGGCCAAATGCTCACCATCAGCGCCACCTTCATCGACTCCGGCGGATCAGATGGCACCACCCAGGAGGTCTACAACTACTGCTACGCCCGCCGCCGGCGCAATATCTTCGCCGTCAAAGGCTCCAGCAAGCCCAACCGCCCCATCATCGGCGCCAAGCCCACCCTGGTCGATGTCAACCACAAAGGCAAGACCGAAAAGCGCGGCTGCCAGCTCTGGTTCATCGGTACCGACACTGCCAAAGACTACCTCGCCGCCCGCTACAAAAAAACCGAAGGCCCCGGCGCCATCCACTTCAGCCAGGACCTGCCAGAGGACTACTACCGCCAGCTCACCGCCGAATACTTCACCTTCGTCTGGAAGCGCGGCCACAAGGTGCGCGTCTGGGAAAAAAAGAAGGGCGAAAACAACGAAGACGGCGACCTCATGGTCTACAACCTCGGCGCTGCCCACTACCTCGGCCTGCACAAAAAAACCGCCTACCAGTGGCAAACCCTGCGCGACCGCCTCATGGTCTCCAGCCTAGACCTGTTTGCAGAACCCGCGCCAGTGCAGCCGGCAACCCAGCCGGTGGCCACCCCGGAAAACACACAAAATCAGCCGCAAGCCCATGCCGATACGGCGTCGGCAGCTATAAAACAAATAGCAACGTCACCCGCCACAGAACCCCCGGCACCCGCCCCACGCCGCACCCCACCGCCGCCACCCCCCGCAGGCAACTGGCGCACCGCGCTCGCCCGCTCCCTGCGCGAAGGCAACTGACATGCACCGCGACAAACCAACCGCCATTGCAGCCGATGACGACAGCGCCGACATCATCGTCGCCGCCATCCGCGAAGTCCTCGCGCTCGACATTGGCCTCACCACAGAGCAGGCCTGCAACATCGAGCGCCGCCTCAAGGAGCGATATGGCGACCAGCGCGTGCGTGTAAAAAAAAAGCTCCATTTCAGCGATGCCCGGGCTAACGGCGTGGCCCTCTCAGAAACCCTGCGTGCCCAGGTCTACCAGGACGGCCTCACCTCCATGAGCAACGCCGAAATCACCAGCAAACACGGCATCAGCCGCGCCACCCTCTACCGATGGATGAAATCCTCCCCCGGCAGCGGATCCGGCACCTGATCCTGCACCTTGTCTCAGGTTTGCCCTGTTTCTGAGACAACTTAATTCCTAGACTGGCCCGGCCCCAGTCGCCAGCTCTTTTTGGCATTTGTGCACGCAGGAGCAACCATGTAATGGCCGGAATCACACTCGCAATCGCAGAAGCCAAACTCGCCGAATACCTCGCAGCCGAGACAAAAGTCAACGCCCGCCAGTCGTACGAGATCGACGGCCGCAAGCTCACCAGCGCCAACATGGCCGAGATCCAGCGCGGCATTGACACCTGGAACAAGCGCTGCATCGACCTGTCCGCCAAAGCCGCCGGCCGCTCCCGCGCCCGCACCATCGTCGCAGGCTGACCACCCCATGCAAGAACAACAACGCCCCAAGCGCAGCCCACTCGTGCAGCAAAACGCGCTCGACAAAGCCATCGCCTGGGTATCCCCCAAAGCCGCACAACGCCGCCTCATGGCCCGCGCGTCCCTCGCCAGCGTCGGCGCCTACAGCGGTGGCGGTGGCTACACCGGCGCCCGGCGTGACCGCGCGTCCACCACCAACTGGAACCCCGGCGGCGGCTCGCCCACCACCGACATCATTGGCGACCTGCCAACCCTGCGCGACCGCAGCCGCGACCAGATGCGCAACGCCCCCGTGGCCGTCGGCGCACTCAACACCGCTGTCAGCCATATCGTCGGCACCGGCCTGTCCTGCACCCCGGCCATCCAGGCTGCTCGCCTCGGCCTCACCGAAGAGGCCGCCGACAAATGGAATGCCGACGCCAAGCACGACTTCAACGTCTGGGCCAGCAGCCCAGACTGCGATATCGCCCGCCAGTCCAACTTTTACGGCCTGCAAGACGTCGGCCAGCGCACCTGGTTTGAAAGCGGCGACGCCTTCTTCCTCACCCCCATCATCGACCGCTACGGCGCCAAACGCCTGGCGCTCCAGGGCTTCGAGGCCGACCGCGTTTGCAATCCAGACCGCAAGCCCGACACCACCACCCTCATCGACGGCATAGAGCTACGCCCCGAGACCGGCGAAGCCATCGCCGTGCATGTCGCCAACCGCCACCCCGGCGACCTGCGCCAGCGCCCCGACAAATGGCAGCGCGTCCCCATCCGTGGCGACAGCACCGGCCGCATGAACGTCCTGCACCTCATGAAGCCGCTGCGCTTCGGCCAGGTGCGCGGCGTGCCATGGATCGCCCCCATCCTCGAGCCGCTCAAGCAGCTCAACCGCTGGACCGACAACGAGCTGTCGGCTGCCGTCGCCAGCTCCATCTTCAGCATCTTCGTCAAGATGGACCCCGACGCCTTTGAAGACCTCTTCAAAGACACCAACGCCGCCAAAGCCGCCCTCGAAGGCGCAGAGAAATGGTCCGGCGAACTCACCAGCTCCAAAGCCATCAACCTGTTGCCCGGCGAAAGCATCGAAAGCGCCAGCCCGGGCCGCCCCAATCCCGAGTTCGACCCCTTCTGGACCGCCATGGTCCGCCAGATGGGCATGGCCCTGGAAATCCCGTACGAAGTGCTCGTCATGCACTTCCAAAGCAGCTACACCGCCGCGCGTGGGGCCCTGCTCATGGCCTGGAAGTTCTTCAAGGCCCGCCGCGATCTGCTCGCCACCAAACTTTGCCAGCCCGTCTACGAGCTGTGGCTGGCCCTCGAAGTGTCCGAAGGCCGCCGCGCCTGCCCCGGCTTCTTTGCCAGCCCTGAGATTCGCGCCGCCTGGTGCAACGCCATCTGGACTGGCGACGGCCCCGGCTCCGTGGATCCGCAAAAAGAAGTCACCGCCGCCCGCGACCGGGTAGAGATGGAAATCAGCACCCTCGACGCCGAATCCATCCTGCACGACGGCATCGACTTCGCCACCAAGCACAAACAGCGCACCAAAGAAATCGCCATGCAAAAACGCGACGGCACCTACGTCGCCAAGGCCGGCGCACCCGTACAGCCAACAGACGCCAAAGACGCCGCAGATGCCGCCAACCCGGCAGGCGAGGGCAGCGACGACGACAACGAAGCGCCGCCTGCGAAACCCAAGCGCACCTGATCACCCACTTACCCCAAAGGACCCATCATGACCGCAAGCGCAATCACCCTGTTCTCAGCCAACAAAGACGACATGCGTCTGCAAGACCTTGCAGGTGCGACCATCAAGTGCCTGCTGGTAGCCAGCGGCTACACCGTCAACGACGCGGCAGGCGGTCACTCCGTGCTGGCCGACATCACCAATGAGCTCGCCAACGGCAACGGCTACACCACGGGCGGGGCCACGCTGGGCTCAGTTGCAGTCACGGCGATCACGGGCGGCTGGAAGATCGCAAGCGCAGACGTTGCCTGGACGGCATCCGGCACTGGCATCCCCGCATGGCGTCGTGCCATCTTCTATGTGTCTGGCACGCTTTGGGGCAAGACCAACCCGCTGATTGGCCACTGCCTGGGCGACAACACCCCGGCGGACATTGCGCTCACAGCAGCAGGCAACCCGCTGACCATCACCTGCCCGGCCAACGGATGGTTTGACGTAGCTTAAAGGCCCGGTCATGGCAACGATCACCAGCACCGAGGCTGGGGCGACCGGGCGATACATTGACCTCTCCACATCCCCGGCCAACAACGTCGATGTTGGCGCGCAGACGATCATCGTCTATTGCAACCCAACGGCCTCGGGTGGTGCTGGTTTTGCGTATCACATCGGCAAGACGACCGCCGGATCGACGGCTGGCCTGCGGTTTTTCATCACCCACAACGGCGGCTCGCCTGGGCTAACGTTTGGAGTCTCTTCTTCGGGCGGTGCTGGATTTCCGCAAAAATCGGGGACGGCAGGAGAGGTTACCTACGGATCGTGGCAGCACCACATTGCGGATTGGGATGGCACGCTAAACCATTCCGGCATTCACATGTACATAGGTGCGACCGAAAGCACCTACGCCGCAAACATTGGCTCGACATCGAATAACGGCAGCGGCTCCATCAATTCGGATGCAGCCAAACGGCTGTTTCTGCTCAATCGCGGCGATTCTGGCAACCTGGGCCGTGAGTTTGTTGGGGATAACGGGTACATCGCGCGCTGGAATCGGGTGCTGAACAGCACAGAGCGTGCAAACGTCATCGCCAACGGCCCGCTGTCTGAGCCGTCCGGCCTGATCCTGTGTTGGGCCAACGATCAAGACTACTCGACCAACGCAATCACAGCGGCTGGCCGGTCTACCCGCGTCACGGGCGGCACGCCAACCAACACGGCGCTTGGCGGCACGGGCACAACGGTGGCACCCAGCACCGGCCACCTGGTTTACACGGGCTACGTGCCGACCGTCTCGCAAGGCGGTGCCACCTCGGTCGCGCCATCCACTGGCCACCTGGTTTACAGCGGCTATGTGCCGACGGTGGTGCAGATGGGCATTGAGGGCGCCTACGAGCGTGCCAGCGTGGTGCTCGCCAGTTCCAGCATCGTTGGACTTGGTGACAGTGCAATTGTCAGCATATCGCCCAAGCTGCAAGAGTCAGAAGTTACCGACACGCGCTGGCTTGAGCCTTCTGCAGAGGTTACAGGCGTCAATGGTTATCGGCCAACCTTCCGGTTCCTGAACTACAAGAGTGGTAGCGGCGGAATGCACGGATATTCAGCTTGGTGGCCAACATCACGCCGTCCGATGTATGCGTACCCGCCATACGATACGTGGAATTACTTTGATACCGCCGTCACGCTGGACACAACCAATCAATGGATCGAATTCCGGAACAGCACGGCATTCACGGGTAATACGGTTCGCATTGGCCGCAGCCGTCAAATCACCGTCCATCAAGTTGGCGATTGGCTGGCGTCCATGGGCACCACGTACAGCAGTTTCTTCGGGCCATCGGCAGCGGCTATTGCGTACACGCCCACGGGCTCAGTCTCTGGCTACGCGGCGCAGACCTACATTGCTGACGAATTCAGCACGCAGACAGACAGCACAGGCGCGACAGTACCTGTAACGCCTTTTTATGCGGCTGAGATCAACGACACAAGCCTCTCGCCTGTAGGTGGACACAGCAAGCGCCTGGCCGTCGTCACATCTGGCGTACATGGCGGCGAGGATTTCGGCACGTACCACATGCGTGAGTTCATTGCGTATTTGTGCGGGTCCAGTACGGAAGCGCAGGCACTGCGGCGCAATTACCGAATTCTGATTTATCCCTGCATGAATCCACCCGGACGGGCGGGTGGTGGCTGGCGTGGATCGTGGACACAAGGCACGGGCGGTGCTGACGATACCAACCGCCATTTCTCAGACACAGGATCAACGCTTGAGATTGTTGACAAGCCCAAGGCAGTTATCACGACAGACCGGGCTAGTGCCGTGCCCGACTGGATGATCGATTTCCACGGCACCGGCAATAATGAATATGCAGTGTTTGCTGATCCTGGTGACGCATACCAAGACTCATTCAAAACCAAATTAGCCTCATACGGCGGCGTTACTGTTGCAGATGAAGGCAACAGCAACACGGGTTTTGTCAGTTGGTATTTTCACGGTCTTGGCGCAAAGCTGGCAGTCACACACGAAACCGGCGACGGAACGCCGAAGTCAGATGCATCCATAGTCACGCACGGCACGGCCATCGTTAACACGCTCAACGCGATGTTGACCGAGGGCGCGTTTGGTATTGCACCGGCCACCGGCCACCTGACCTATACAGGCTATGTGCCCACCGTCAGCCAAGGTAGCTCCATCGTGCCATCAACCGGGCACCTGGTCTATACCGGCTATGTGCCGACAGTCACCCAAGGCGCAGGCACCGCTGTCGCACCTTCCACTGGGCATCTGGTCTACACGGGTTACGTGCCAACGGTCACAAATGGCGGTGCACACACGGTGGCACCAGCAACAGGGCACCTGGTCTATACGGGGTATGCCCCGACAGTGGTGCAGGGCGGGTCCCAGTCGATTGCACCCAGCACCGGGCATCTGACCTACACCGGGCACGTTCCACAGGTATCAAACGCCGCTTCAACCATCAACCCGGCCGCCAGCGTCGTCCTGCGCGTCAACCAGCGCTCGCGCCTCTGGGTTGTCCCCAATTCGCAAAACACGCAGTGAGACCACCCCATGAGCATCACCACCATCGGCCCCATTGATGTTGCAGAAACCAAGATCATCGAATTCCCGTTCGCCGACGAAGTAGGCGAGGGCGAGACCATCATCAGCGCCGTTGTCAACATCACCGTCGCCGCAGGCGAAGACGCCACCCCCACCAGCCGCATCACCGGCTTTCCCCTCGTCAGCGGCACCAGCGTCTACGAGCGCATCAGCACCGTGCAAGACGGCGTCACCTACCACCTGCGCGCCATCGCCACCACCGACGCGGGCACCGTGCACGTCGTCGCGGCAGACATCAAGGCCGTCACGCTGTAGTCCCTGCAAAAAAGTTGTCTCAGGTTTGCCCTGTTGATGAGACACCTTAAATCCTAAAGTGGCGCGACACATTCAGCGCCACCATGAAAATTCTAGACATCCTCACAGCACCCTGGGCCATCGAGCCAGGCAAGCTGCTGGAAATCCAGGCCATCTACCTGGCGCACGCCCGCGGTGAAAAGGCCGACCTCGCCGCCATCGAGGCCCGCCTGGGCCGCCCCCTGGCCAACGAACCCAAGCCCTACACCATCGACCAGGGCGTTGCCATTCTGCCGGTGGATGGCGTCATTGCCAAGCGCGCCAACATGTTCATGGACATCTCTGGCGGCGTCTCCACCGAGCTGCTCGGCCGCGACCTCCAGGCCGCCCTGCAAGACCCCGCCGTGCACAGCATCGTCCTGTCCATCGACAGCCCTGGCGGCAGTGTCGACGGCACCCAGGCCCTGGCCTCCATCATCCATGCCGCCAACGATCAAAAGCCCGTCGTCGCGCTCGCCAGCGGGTTGATCGCCAGCGCCGCCTACTGGCTTGGCTCCGCAGCGTCCCGCGTCTACATCGTCGACACCACCACCGTCTCCGGCTCGGTCGGCGTCGTCGCCAGCCACACCGACTACAGCAAGGCCCGGGCTGATCGCGGCATCAAAGTCACGGAAATCACCGCCGGCAAATACAAGCGCATCGCCAGCGACAACGCGCCGTTGTCCAAAGAAGGCCAGGCCCACCTGCAGGAGCAGGTCGACTACTACTACAGCCTGTTCGTCAACGCCGTCGCCACCCATCGCGGCACCAGTGTCGACACCGTGCTTGCCAACATGGCAGACGGCCGCACCTTCATCGGCCAGCAGGGCATCGACGCCGGCCTCATCGATGGCATCCAGACCCTGCCCCAAGTCATCGCCGCCCTCAACGCCGATTACGCCGCCAGCCTCGCAGACCCCAAGGCCAAGCGCGGCGCCGCCCTGTTCAAAGCCAGCGCCAGCCAAAAGGCCGCGCCATTGGCCCCAACCCGTCACCCCACCCCAACCACTTTGAAAGGATCCTCCATGGACCGCACCGAACTAGCCGCCGCGCACCCCGCGCTGCTCGAATCCATCCTCCTTGAGGGCCGCGCCGCTGGCGCTGCCGCAGAGCGCACTCGCATCCTCGCCATCCAGAGCGCCAGCATCCCCGGCCACGAAGCCCTCGTTGCCAGCCTGGTCGCAGACGGCACCGCCACCGCGGGTGATGCCGCCCTGCAAATCCTCGCCGCCGAAAAAACCGCCCGCACCAACGCTGGCGCTGCCCGCGCGGATGAGGCACCCAAGCCGCTCGCCCTGGTGCCTGCCCCCACCGTGCAGCCATCCGCTACAGACGTCGCAACGGCAGACGCCGCAGCACAAGCCAGCCTGCCTGTTGAAGAGCGCTGCAAAGCCGCCTGGGACAAAGACGCCAGCCTGCGCGCCGAATTCGGGTCGCTGGGCGCCTTCACCGCCTACACCCGCAACGCCGAATCCGGCAACGCCCGCATCTTCAAGCGCGGCTAATTCCGTCCGACCACCCGCCACCAGCTCACCCCACCCACCCCCACCACCTACAGGACCCATCATGAAAAAAGCACTCTTCGCCCTTGTCGCACTGGCCGTATCGGCCATCTGCTTCGCCGCCTTCGCTGCGCCCATCCCCGACGCGCTGTATCTCACCAGCTTCGACGTGCCATCCGCGCTGCAGCTCCTCGCCATCGGCATGACCACCCTGGCCGCTGACAAATCCCGCCCCTACGAACTCGGCTCCATCCAGGAGCTGCCCATGATCGCCGCCGACATCATCTACGAAGGTGCTGCCGTGGGTGACAACGCCTCCGGCCTGGCCCGCCCCCTCGTCGCCGGTGACCCGTTCTTCGGCTTTGCCGAGGCCACCGCAGACAACTCAGCCGGCGCCGCCAGTGCCAAAAACGTGCGCGTGCGCACCGAAGGCCAGGTCCAGCTCACAGTCGTCGGCGCCGCCAGCGCGGCAGACGTCAGCGAAACCGTCTATGCGTCTGATGACGACACCTTCACTTTGACTGTGGGCTCCAACACCCCCATCGGCAAGGTCGCCCGCTGGGTGTCTGGCACCACCTGCATCGTCGCCTTCCAGGCCCTGTACAAGCGCTCACTCTGATCGCCCGTACCACCCGCAACCCAACCCTTCTTCAATTTTTCTTAAAAAGGAACCGACATCATGGGCGCTTCAGCACTATCCAGCCGGGCCATCATCGGCGAGTTTTACAACACCCTCGAACAAGACGCCGGCGCGTCCTGGGTCGACAGCATCTCCAACCTGTTCCAGTCCAACCAGGAGAGCGAGACCTACAAATGGCTGGGCATGTCCCCGGTCATGCGTGAGTGGATCGGCGGTCGACAGGCCAAGGGCTTCCGCAACGACGGCATCACCATCG